CCACAGCGTTTAAAAGTGTTTCGAGAACCGCCACCTTTTGGTTGCGCTCCTCTTTCATTTTCAGAGAATTTTTCACGTTTTACGGTGTTTAAGGGCGTCCAATTTTGCGCGGGACCATTTCAATTTGTCCCACGTTGGCGGTTGCCCGGTGGTTGATTTGTTTTGAGTATCGGACGGCTTTGGTGGTTGCACGTTGCGCGCCACAACCGCCGTTTGTTTGTAGGCGGGATAGGTAACAACGGCGACATCCAACAGGTCGCCCAATTTTTTAATATTTCTGTGATCACGACCGTCACGCGTGGACCATTCATCAGCATCGACGGTAAACGCAAAGGACGCTTGGTTGACGTCTCCGCGTTTGATGCTCTCGTGCAGGTCGCGGGCGTAGCTTTGCGGACCCAAGGGGAACGAAAACCACAAACCCTTTTCGTCCACCTTCAAATCCAAGGTGCCTTCGCCATTGACCGAGCGGGCCAAAGGGAAATTGGGGTCGTGGTTGAATAGCGCGCGACAATCGTGGTTTTCCATCACATTAGCAAACGCGTCGCGGTCAATGCTTTCCGTAAACCAATTGATGTCTGCGGTTGCGTCAAAAATTGCCGCGTACCCTTCAATGCGCTGTTCTTCGGCTTCGCCTTCAACGCGGGTTTCGATGGTGGTTGTAAAATATCGACGTTCCATAGTGTCGTCCAATTCTTTTTCATTTCGGTAACCGCCTCCGGTGGCGTCACCATGTGACGAACACGGCATGTACACCGTTTCGCCTTCCAATTCGTGTGTGTGGTATCCTGAACACCCTATTCTTTCGGCCTCGGCTTCGGCTTCGGCTATGGTGCTAAACACCGGTGTTCCGTCAATTTCACCTACGCGGGCGCGCTCTTGGTCGCCCTGGTATTGGATCAATTCATTAACTGCGTCTTTCATAGTTTCCATACCAATGTCTAACACCACGCCCCATTTTATCGCGGCGACAACGCCAGCAATGTTTGAAATGCGCGCGGGGTCGTCGGGGAATTGCCTACCGTCGCCCGCATGACGGGCCGCCCATGCTTCGCGTTCCTTGATCCAATCCAAAACCACGTCGGCGTCATCACCCTGACGGGCGCGTGTCCAAAACCCAAACGCATCGTTTCCGCGTATGTTCCCGCCCGCATCCCAAATATCTGCGTGGTCAACGCGTACCATGTCCGCGAATTCATAATCGAAACGGGGAACTTCGCTATTCCGTAAACTAACGGCTAGGTCGTCGCCTTTTTTGGGAAAATCAGTCGTCATCCTCAGCGCTCAATTTGTCGCCGTATGCCTCGGCGCTGTTCAAGGGTAGTTGGTTGACTTGCACTAGATGCAGGTCGCCACCTTCTACAGTGTTCATGTCCTCGGCGTTTCGGACTTCGTTTATTGTCATTACCCCATGCTGCAGCATAGCGGTGTAAAATTCTTGTCGTGCAGACAAATCACCACGCAACAACGAACGCATTTCGAAATGTGTGAAATGGTCGGTTCGTTCGCGCTCAGCCAACAATTTGCGGTCTAATTCCTGTTCGATTCGACGCGCCCACGGGATCAACGTTTGCTGTGCAAAAATGATTTGTTGTTGCTCCACGTTGTTGTAGGTCGTCCCGCTGTCCGCTTGAATTAGTACGGGCGGTACGTTAAAGATGCGGGCGATTTCTTCAACCTGGAATTTGCGCGTTGCGATAAATTGAGCCTCGTCCGGTGGAATGGTTGAACGTTCGAACTTCAAACCATGTTCCAAAATGGCCGTTTCGTGAGCGTTTCCAATACCGCCGTATTGGGCCGACCATGTGTTTTTCAGTCGCTTGTATTGGTCCTCCGACAATGACTTGTCCGTCATAAGGAAACCGCCTACGTTGCCGCCACTCCCAAAGAAACGCGCCCCGTATTCCACCGCTGCGGACGCTAAACCTAAGTTTTCCATGTGCGTGCGGATAGGCGATATACCGCGGAAACATTCGACGATAATAAGGTCGTCGGGGAAGTACATTTTACCGGTTGCGTTATCCTTGTACATCAACGCGCCGTCCACCATCTTTTGCTCCATGCCAACCGGGGACATGTTGTGAATGGCTACGGGGCGACCGGTCACCGATCCGCGTTCGATCATTGCGAAACCGCGGCCCCATAATAGGGCGTCGGAAACCAACCGTTCCATAAAAGAATAGGACGTTTGCCCTTCATTGGGTTGACCTGAAACAATCAGTTGTGACGGGTGAGCCTTGGCAATGTCTTTCCCCGATGCTGTTTCCCGAAACACGTTCACGGGCAACGACGCCAATGTTGACGAGATTTTGTTCACACATGCGTACACCGCGGACAACGACAACGAGGAATTTTCGGTGACGCTGGTTCCACTCTTAGTTAATGCACGAAAGGGGGAAATGAAATTTTGGCCATAACTGCGGCCCTCGGCGTTTGCCGGTTTTGTGCCGCGAAAACGTGGCCAATTCAATTCGAATTCAAATCGCATCGTGGCGAAATTCATTGTTTTTCGCCGCCGACACGTTGACGATGTCAATTTTGATTTGAGCGCCTGCGATTATTCCACCTGCTCAAGACCGACGCGAACGATTGGTGGCCGTTGTACTTTGTTCGGCCGAAAATAGTCATGTGGTCGTGTTCCACGCTCCAATACGCATCTGCGGCGCTTTTACAAATCGGCAACCGGTCCAAGTACGTTTCGATGAACCCGTCGCGCGTGCTGATAATTGGCGCCAGGGACAACAACTCGGTGGGCGTTCGTTTGGGTGTGGTCACAATGTGCGTATTTGGTAGTCCTCTGGGATACCTTGTGGTTGCGACGCGCTTTCGATCATGCTTTGGCCTATGGCCATAACCACGGACACGATGCCGTCAATTTTGTCACCCGATTTGTCTTTGTCGGGTTTGATGTTCCCCGACGGGTCACGTTTTAAAACAACGTTGCCAATCATCCACCGCCAAACCGGGTCATTGTGTGTAGTCAATTTGCGTTCGGCCATCAACCGTTCGACCTCTTTGGTCGGGGTGGACATGCTCACAAACCCCTGACCATACGGCGCCAAATTCAAACCATCGCCCGCCAAATTCAAAACCAATTGAGACGAATTAAACCGGTCGAATGCAATGGACTGAATGTTGTAACGGGTGGCCAATGGGTTTTCGTCAAATTGCACAACCCCGTCGGCGAGGTGGTAGCCGGTGAGGAAACGGCGAATAGCGTCGTAATCGGTCACGTTGCCGTCGGTTAAATGCACGTTGGGCAAGGTTTCCATTTGTCCGTAGATGTGCGACGACTCGCGCGCAAGCCTTTTATCCACCGTGTCGGATGGTAGCCAATACCAACTTTTCACATGGTAACCGCCGCTTGGTTTTGCCCACACCAACGAAAACGCTGTGATGTCGCTAACACTTGCGAGGTCCAAGCCACCAAAACAGGGCGCTCCGTGTTCCGGTTCCCAATCGCCACCGTCGCATTCCACCACCACGTCGTCGTCGATCCATGTAGCCGAGCTTCGCACCCATTGGTTCATGTGCTTAGTCCGAAAATTGACAATCATTGAACCGCCGTGATTTTTGGCGGAGGTCAATTCACGAGACAAAAAATCGTGGTTGAACGTTACCCCAATAGACGGGTTCGCCTTAACCCACACGTCCGGGTCGTTCCAATCGTCGCCGTCGTCCAATGTGTAAACCAAAGGGAACAACGCGTCGTCGGTCTTTTTGCCTTCCAAAACTTCGGTGGCGCCCTTCATCATTTGGTGACACGGTCCGTCGACGTTGAACCCCGCCGTGGTAATGATAGCGATAAGCGGAGACAGCCTCGCACCCGTGGCCGATTTCAAAACGTTGAACAAACCGGCGTCCTTGTGGGCGTGGAATTCGTCCAACACCGCACAGTGGACATTCAACCCGTCCAGAGAATTGTAGTCCGACGACAACGGTTCGGCTTTTGAATGCGACCCAGCAACGTGCATGTTTGCGCGTAGCGTTGTAACTCTGTGTTTAAGTGCGGGCGAGGACTTCACCATCCTTGCAGCTTCGTCGAAACCCAATCGGGCTTGGTCCCTCTTAGTAGCCGCAAAATAGATTTCCGCTGCCGGCTCGCCGTCAAAATCCAACATGGCCAAAGCGAGGCCGGCCAACAATTGGGTTTTTCCGTTTTTCCGGGCGACCTGGCAAAAGAAAGTATTAAATCTGCGGGCGCCTGTTTCGCGCCGCCACCCGAACAGCATGGCCACGGCGAATTGTTGCCACGGTAAAAGGTGAAATGGTTGGCCCGCCCAACGGCCTTTGGTGTGGGTTAAAAAACTTTCAAAAAATTGAATGTTGCGTTCAGCCTCGGCGTGGTCGAAATACAAACCCCGACCCGGTCCGTGTTCCAAATCTTGAACGTGCCGTTTACATACCAACCGGACCCACCGTGAAGTGATGATGTCACCTGACAACACGTTGTTGATGTATGTTTCCCAAGCCGTCAAACCGCGCGGCCTCTTTTCAGTTGCTCGTATGGGTCGACGTCGTCCGGTTTTTGTTTGGCGAACGACAAAAGTTTTTCCCGGTCAGCGGGCGACAATCCCAACCGGGTAGACAAGGTCAAAATGTTTTTGGTTGCGCGTTCGAATGCCGTAAACGTTCCGGTGATATTTGTTGCACCCGAGTCGAACTCCTGAACCACATCGTCCAATGAATTGATTTGGTTTGATGCCTCTACCATGATGTCGATGTTCTTTGCAAGAATAGACAACAACATAGAATCGACTTTGTACAACACTCGCGCGTCGTTGAGGTGATCCACAACCGCGTCGAAGTATTGACGCGAACGCTCGTTTAATTTCAAAACCGGTTGCGGAAATTGTGATCGGTCCACGGTACTTTCGCGTGGTTGTATATCGCGGTCAGGGCGCAACGTGCCAGCCACAGCTTTTAGTCCTTTACTCTTTGGTGTTCTTCCCATTTTAAAACATTTGTAGTTGCCTTTTATGCTTCTCAATACGTTTAGTAGCCGCGGCGAAATAGTCGGGGTCAAGCTCACACCCTACCAAGTCAAAACGCCTATTCCAACAAGCAAGGGCAATGCTGCCACTGCCCAGGTGCGTATCAAGGATGCGGTCACCCTCTTTCGCGTAGTTGTCGAGTAACCACTCGTATAGCTTTACGGGCTTTTGTGTTGGGTGTATTTTTACCCCTTGCGCTACATGGGTCGGGTACATGCGAAACATTTTGCAAATACTGTCGAACGATGTCCAGGCCAATTCAAATTGACTAAAACCAACGCCATCAGGCTGCTTTTTATCCCATGACACCCAACACCGACTTGGTTTTAAAAAATCAGTAAAATAATTACCTCCCCAAATAACCTGATTTTTGCTAACTCTTAGTAGTTCCGTAAAAAATTCTTCGCTTGGTATGTTTTTATCCCAACTTTTGCTTTTAACTCTAAGCCCTGTAGATTTTCCTTTTATAGACTTTTGGCCAATTGGCGTGTTATTCCATTCCTGACCATCCATTCCAATCCCATAGGGCGGATCAACAATGGCAAGTTCAAAGGCGTTATCCTCGCAGGAGCGCAGGTACTCCATACAGTCCACGTTGTGCAGTTCTATGTTGGCTCGCTTCATCACCTGTTACATCTTATCTGTTGGGTAATGCCCCCCTTAAAAATTACGCCTAGAAAAACCCCCCTACCCACGCCGGCCATCTGTTTTTGGGCCAAAATGTTTTGACCCCCCTTCCC